ATTGAGAAGATTCTGGCACATACTTTGTATCATACAACTGAGCAAATGAATTAAAACCAGATGTTGTATTTTGTTTATTAATATCAAAATAATTTGTTTCTATTAGTTTATCGTAACCAAATTCAGATGTATTATTTTTATATTCCGTTTTTAATAATTGTTGTTTGTTTGTAAAACCTTTTGCATTTGTATCTTCAAACAAGTTTAACTCTTGGTTTATTTTATTTGAAAGTTCTGATAATTTATCATTTTCATGTCTACCTGTTGGATTTGTTTTTATTATTCTATCAACATCTAATCTACTATCATAAATTGCCAAATCAGAAACTTGACCGTTATATTTAGTGGTATCTACTATTTGGTTTACTTTTTTATTTTCAATCTTTGATGTTCTGTCTAATTTATCAGGTGTAATATCTAAATTTAATATACTATCATTCAATAATTTATTTGTTGTTTGGTTTACCAACACATTATTTATATCCGTTGATTTATCTATGAGAGCAGATTGTGCCTCCCAATCTATTTCCAATGTTTTCTTTTCCAATGCAATGTTAGGATCAATAACATTATTAATAGGAGAAACCAAATCTTTATTCAGAATAACCGATTGATTGATTTTATTCTCATCGATTGGATTGGTATTTGATAATAATTTTACCTCTGATGTATTGTTATTAACACCGTTGTTCATTTTTTCAACTATAACATTTGAAGAATCAATAGAACTCAATTCAACGTCTTGGTTTATTCCTGAAAGTTTTGAATTTATTATTTCCAATCTATTTGATTTACTAAATAAATATTTTTCAATAGAACTTCTGGATAGTTTTGATACTGTATTTACCAAATTACCATCAGTTGAATCTTTGATTATATCATCAAGTTTCGTATCTGTTAATTTTTTAACAAGATCTATATCTTTTGGTGTAGTTGTTTGTGGTATATTTTTTATTAATTGATTTGATATTGGTTGATATGCGGAAAAGTTATCTCCATAAGAATTTGCTTTTGGGGAATTTGTTGTGCCACTATTATCTGGCTTTGGATTTTTTGATCTAAATTTAGATAAATCGGATTTTAAATCTATCAAAGACATACTATTTCTCGTTTTTACATATAAATATCATATTGAATTGATTTACAATGTATCTCTTACAGCAGATCCATATGTATTATCACTTCCAATTTTCATTTGTTTCTTCCAATTCATTTCACCAGCTATTGCCTCTACTGTTCTTTCCCCAATTTTAATATAAGTTGGCTGTGTTGATATATTTGTTATTACTGTTATCAATCTATCTATTTTCTGTTCTAACGCTGCAGTATTGACATTGACTGAAACTTGTGATGTGCCTTGACTAGTTGTTACGGTTGCATTTGAAACTGAAGCAACTTGTTGTTGATTATTACCAGATACAGACTTTCCACTTGAAAAAATAGAACTTACAAATCCAGAAACAGAAGAAAGAAATCCTCCCGCACCAGGATTAATTTTTTCCGCAGCTTTTTCTAATTTTTGAATATCCAATTTTGTCAAATTTTTATTGAGTTCAGATATTGCAAAAGAAAAATTTAATACTCCTGTTGCAAATGATTGCATTTTCATATTATCGGCAGAATTAAATATTGTTATTACTTCTTGTAATTTTTCATTTAGACCCGCGTTAATAAATCCTGAAAAATTTCTGTTGAGTTCATAAAATGATTTTGCAAATTGTGCAATTATTTTACTGGCAGATTCTATTTTGCTTGTACTAAATTTTTCCAATTCTTTTGCAGTAGCTGTTATTTGTGCAGCGTTTTGTGTATTTGCCTTTGGTGTGTTTTTATTTTTAATTGGTTGTGCCCCATTTATGTTATCGCTGTTCATAAAATATCCAAGTCCACCACCAATGATTGCTCCACCTAACATTCCCCATGGTCCAAGCATTGCACCCATACCGGCACCAGATGCTGCCATACTGGCGGCATTAACCAATCCTGCACCTTGGGTATTACCTTCAGCTTGCATATTTTGTGATAACATATCCAATCCAAATCCTGCTGCCATTGCTGCCAACGGAATCCCAGGCGCCATTTTTCCACCAAATCTTCCCTTTCCTTTTTTAGAAGTGTCTCCAGGTGATGGTGGTCCATACTGTCCCATTGTTTGCATTTGTTGCATCATCTGTTGATTTCCCATTTTCAATTCATCAACCATAGATTTCATAGTTTTTTGTGTTACTGGACCTAATCCGAGAACATTACTCTTAAACGAATTAACTGCCCACCCCAATCCTTTATACCCAACAAATAAAGCAACAGTAGTTCCTATTATTTTATTCCAATTTAAAAATCCATCATTTACACCAGCAATAGAAGTTTTTGTTTTATCTAAAGGATCACTTACAATTCCAAACTGTTTTAAAAAACCAAAAACAGACTTTACTATTTCTTTTAATTGTCTTCCCATTTCAATGAGACTTTTTATTATACTCGGCAATCTTTTTGTCATATCTCTGAATAAATCTTTTAATTCTGAATTGTTTATCAATTCATTGAATATTGCATGGATTTCATCTATGATTGGTAGAGTGGAATCCATTAACTCCAATTTTATTTTATTTACTTTATCCATAAATTTTGTAGTAATATCAGCACCTTCCTTTTCAGCCATTAAGTTTTCTAAATAAGTTTTTCTAGCACCAGCACCCATCCCAGCGATTTCTTTCTTTATTTGTGCAGCTGACATTGCCATATACTTAGATGCTTCTTGCATTGGATTCTGACCGCCGAAGGCGTTCTTCAACTCTTGAAATTTATTGAACATCTTTGTGAAGTCATCAAGAGAAAATCCAAATAAATCTGCTATACTTTTTACACCTATCAAACCACCAGGCATATCAGCAAGACTTTTTATATTACCAACATTAGACATTAACATATCAAATGCTTTGTCATATTGCATTGAATTTGTGGCAAGACGAATTGCATCCATGTTTTTAAAATGAATGCCTGTTATAGTTTCTGCTGTAAATTGTTTTTCTAATGATGATTCAATATCTAATGTTCCTTCTAATGCATCAGCAAAACCTTTAAGATCAATTCCCATCATTTTTGCTTTAGCAACAAATTTAACAAGTTCAGTCACGGCACCTTTCATTCCATTTGCCATGAGTTGTGGTACATTCGCCATCGCCTTAATTATCTGTCTATTATTCAAAAAAGCCTTCGATATTTTTATTGACTGATAGGCAAGGTTGCCCATATTGACACCAAGTATAGATGATATTTTTCCAAAATTAAGTGCTTCTTCATTTGTCAGTGACATTTTTTCTCGAAGTAGTGTTATATTATCTACCCATTTACTTGTATTATTTGCTTGCATTATTCTACCAACCGATGCACCATATTCTTCTGTTAAAAACTCAAGTGACTTTGCAAATTCTTCAGTGTTTACACCAACTAAATTCATTCGTAAAGCCATGTTTGCAAACTTTCTTTCTAATCCAGTTGCTTCATTTCTCGAAATAAATAAATTTTTAGATAAATTTGCAATTCGTTTGTCTAACTCAAATGCAGTTCCAAGAAGAAATTTGAATCCAGCAACTATTAAATTAATTATACCAAGTATCGCGGCAAATGGAGCTGCTATTGCCAATCCTGCCAAAGATGCACCCCAACCTCGCATTGTTTGTCCTATTGTTTTTGATTTAGTTAAAACATCCCCTAAACCCAACTTATTCATTAAAAAATTACCACCTGGAACAGCAGCAATCATTCCAACCATTGCCATTCTTGTTTTCATAGAGTTGTCTTTTATTTCTTTTGATTTTTTTGATTGTTGATCCAATGAAGTATTTATTTTTTTTAAGTGTTGTAATTTTTTCATCTGTTCTTCATTTTCACTTTTTAATATAACATATCGTTTTGCACCCAAGTCTTTAGCACTTAAATCCAATCTGGCACTTTGCTCCTTTAAAGACCTTTCAATTTGATACGTGTCTATTAATTCATATCCCTTTTGATTTATATTTTCCATCCCTTCTGCAATTTTTACAGATATTGAATCTAAACTGGATGCATTATTAACGGCTGCTTTCATAGATTGATTGAGTACATTGTTTTGTTCAGCACTTTCTGATGTAATTTCTTTTAAAATTTTCATTTGACCAGATAATCTCTCTGTTTCTTGTGATGCTATACCAAGAACTTTAGCGGCAGTTTGTGTGTCTTCATTGAAACTTCGCATTAATATTGATGATTTTGTCCTTAAATCATTTATTTCACTTTCACTTTTTTGTACATTTTTTAAATGTTGTTCTTGATTTTTTTCTTCTTCCGTTTGATTTTTTACATTTTTTGTATTTAATTCTGATATTTTTTTCTTATAGTCATAATATTGTTTTAGATTTTTAGTTCTTTTTCTTTCGATTTCTTCAAGTTCTTTTAAACTATTAATATCGTCGGCATTGATCGCTGATGCCTGATTCTTTAATTCCAGAATTTCTGATTCTAAAGACTTTAGTTTTTGACGAAGAGCATTTCTTTTTGTCTGATTTTCTTTTGCCATTTTGTTCAACTAAACTGAAATAAAAAGGTCTACATATGAATAAATATGTAGACCGTAAATTATCCTCTAAAATCTAGGATTTCCCGATACATTTGGCGAACTTATTTTTTTATTTGAAGAATCGTCAAATTGTTTATTTTCTCGTTCAATTTGTTCCGAAAGTAATCGTATGTAGTATCTTCTTAAATGTATTGGCATATCATACACCTCGTTAAATGTAAACCCACCTTTTCCTGCATAACAAATTGAAAATATCTCTTGATGCAAACCTAATTTATATTCAAGATTCAGGCCAAAAAAAGCTAACATCCATCGGGATGTCAATCTCCTTTACGTCACCCGTTGTATCAGATATAAATGTAAAAGTCATATCCAAGTCGGGAGATATTTTACTCATATACTTTCTCAATGCCCTTGAATCTACTGCAAATAATTCGTTATCAACAAAATTATTTATGTTAGCACGGCCGGTTTCTCCATCAACTGCAATAATAATATGTTTGAGTCTTGTTGTAAGTTCCCTATCAATTCCAGTTTTTACCATCATTTTATTATTTGCCTTTAATTCTGCCTGAATTTCTTTTTCTATACCGTGATTCATTAATCTAAATGTCACGGTTCTCTTTGAATTTGGCAGTTCAAAATCAAATTCATTATTTCGGTTCTCAAATAAGCTATAATCGACCTCCTTGTGCTCGATTTGAGATAAATCTATTGTTACTTTTTGTTTTGTACCTGGAGAGAATGGATCTTCAATTTCTACATTATATTCGTTTCCATAACCCAATAATCTAGCGGCAACCATTATTGCATTTTTATCGCCACTATAAATATCATTGTAATTAACAGGAGTTACAATCAAAGACTCAAACAATTTATCTAACACTATACCTTGTTTAATAAGATTTTGTGATGTTAAAATATCTTCTTCTTTTGCTGTCATATATTTCATTTCAATAAAACCATCGGCAAGTGGATGCCCTGTTGGATATATCATTCCCTTTGACGGCAATGGAACCACTTCAGTTGGAAAATTTGATTTTTTTACATCTTCTTGTTTAAATCCTGAAAGAAGTTTTTCTTTAATTTCTTGATCAGACATATCAGAATTTAAACCGTCTGGTAAATTGTAACCAGTTGGGATTTTTGTCATAACTTTTGCCTCATAACTTTTCTATAATAAAACGTTTTAATTTACAAATATAAATATGGGTATACTTCAAAATTTGGTATACCCATATTTTCAAATCAATTTCAATATTTTTATGAAAATAATATCAATATTGTAATATAGCATAATCGTATGCAAGTGTCAAAGAGATTTCAACAAAAGCATCGTTTGCCCAATCCATTTCACCAAATGTTGTTGCTGTGATAAATGCTCCTTTTAATGTCCATTCTTCTACTTTATCACCAACAGGACCAAGTGTAAAGAATGTAATATCTTTCTTGTAGAAATCTGAATATCCATCACGACCAGTAACGGATTCATGTGACAATCGAACCCATTCCATTACCGCTTGAGCACCTGATGGAACGACTGGATCGTATAATTTTATCGTAATATCCTGCCATTCTCCCTTACCCTTTACCTTACGGTAAACATTTATGTGATCAAGTTTGATTGGATTAAAGTTTATATTGGGTCTTCCTGCACCTTTTACTAACCAAGAAGGAACTCCCTCAATATACATTATGAATCTGTTTTGTAACTTTGGCTCGAATGGATTAAAAAATATTTCCGTAGAACTAACTAATTCAGCCATTTATGTCTCCAAAAAATAAAAATGCTTTAATATAAATATGTTATTTGTAAAAATATGGGGAGAATATTTCATCTCCCCATCATTTCATTAAGCACCAGGAAATGCAGCGCCTGTTGATTGTACGTTAAAATCTAACACTATAAATTCTGCAGTTCTTGTAGGTTGTAAGAATAATTGACCATACAAGATGTTGCGGTCTATAATGTCCGGTGTATTGTTACTTTCGTCCATGATTACACGGAAAGCAAACAATCCTTGACGTTGTTGTATGGATTCTAAATATGGATTTACTATATTCAAGAATCTGGCGCGAGTTTGTGAAGTGTTTTGTTCAAATACAAGGTATCTTGTAGAAGAAGCAATAAACTTCTTGGCAGCAATTAAAAGTCTACGAACATTTATTCTATCAAGAGCAGAAGGTCTTCCCTGCAATGTTTTTTGTCCCCAAACACAGACACCTGTTGATGGGAATGTTGCAATCGGATTGACTCTACCTTCATACAATACGTCTCTTTCTGTTTGAGTTAATCTTGATTTAACTTCAATTACTTCTGTTAAACCACCTCTATTCAAACCTGCAGGAGCAAACCATTCAGCAGAAACTCTATCATTGAATGCAATAACACCCGGAAGAACTACTGATGGTGGAACCCATACTGGTTTATTTCTATCTGTATCAAGTATTTTAACCCAAGGATAATATGTTGCAGCGTAGTTTGTATCTAATGCCTCAACGGTAGATACAATCGTATTGATATTATCATTGATTTCTGACGAATCCATCACATAAAATGCATCACCTCTATCTTCACAAACAGATTTAGCATAGTTTGTAACTGATGGATGTATCGAATGTAAAACACCAGGAGTTACAATCATATTAATATCAAATTCATCAGCATTTGAAATCGTATCAAGTGCCTTCTTATATGATGTATATCCAGGAGAATTTGCATTAGTAATATTGAATCCTTGTGTATTTGCGGCTGTTATGTAAGCACCTGTTTTCTTCTGAAGATTTGGCTTATGACCATCAAATCCACCTTGAAACGGCACCATAAACTTACGACTATCTATTGATGTATTTGATGATAAGTCTATTGGACCACTATAAGGCGATGTAGAAGATGGATAATTAGCTTCAATATCTTGATCATAATTTCCTAAATAAAAATCTGCACTGCTTCCAGTTGTCAAATAATTTATTGTAGGCAATGGACGGAGATAATTAAAATTATCTGTTGTTCCAAAACTATAATCAAATCCATAATAAATTCTTCTGTTGTATTCATTAGCAACTACTTGTGTTGAAACATAAGAAGCACTTGCTGGTTGAGCAAATCCAGAAGGTATTGGTGATTTTGGAGCACGGAAACCAAAAGGAACATTTACTGCAGATACCGCAGAGTTTGCAACACCTTCTGTTACTTCCACTCTAATATATTTTGATTTATTTGAGTAATCACCATTTACTATTACCTTTCCTTCGTCATTTATCGTTACATATCTATCACCAATTACTCTTGAAATGAATTTAGGAGAATTTGGATCAAGATTACATCTAAATGATTCAACTATGTTAGGTCTAATATCATCATCTTGTGTTGTGAACGGTGTTTGTGGTAATTTTGATTGATCAACAAATCTAACTACAACATCAAATTCACCATATTCAGAACCTGCGATTGTTCCAGCTGGTTTAATATTTGCAATACCTATTTTTATTTCATAATTTGAATGAACGCCATGTGATAAAGTGTGAATCTTAAACAAATTGTTTGCATTTCCACCAATTTTTTGTGAAGTTATCCAAGGAGTTGATGCCTCTAAATAATCATCTGTAAAATCCCATTGTGGAAGAGCAGCGGATCCAGTTTGTATTATTATTTCTGGCTCTCCACCGTATTCATCTATCAAAAATTCAGCATCATTTGTAAAACAAACGTAGTTATACACTGCATTTGTACCATATGGATTGTAGCCAAATACATTTCCAATAAAATTATCACTATTAGGATCAACAGATGCACTAAAATCTGTTGAATTTTGATTAAGAGCATTACCAGTAAATGCAGATGTATCTGTTGAGAATGATCCTGAAAGTGTTAGTACGAATCCCTCGTCATTTACTAAAACTTCTGATTGTCTAAACAGTGATTCAGAATCTGCACTTGTAACAACAAATGTTGGATGCAAAAACGAAATTAATCTGTGACCGAATGATCCACTAGCAACTATTGCCAACGGATGTTTTAGTGAATAACCACCTGATCCCAATACTCTAACTACTGTTGCTGAACCGGCGCTGTTCAAATAACTTTTAGCAGTATATGGCAAATATGATTGTTCATATGCTCCACCGAATATACTTAAAAAATCAGAATACCCATTTACCAAAGTCGGGACGAAAGCAGGTCCCTTAAGCGTTGGTCCAATGAGTGCAGCACCAATAGCACCAATTCCTTGTGGAAGGAATGATAAATCTTTCTCATTGGTAAAGACTCCAGGACTTACAATTCTTTCATTAGCCACTATTTTCTCCAAAAAATTATTTAATCACACTTGATGCAACAATCAAAGATTTAACTCTCTTTTGATGGTACAAATTTATTTTCTTCCAAATCCAATACACCATCACCGTATTTGTTATTTAGTTCTTTAACCAAATCTTCTTCTTCTTTCTGCAAATCAATATATGTTTGCAATAATGTTTCTCTTAATTTTGAAACGTCTTCAATTCTTTTTTTAGTTATATGCAATTCAACTTCAACTTGCCCAATTTGTGCAGTAACGGTTGCATATTTTGTTCTAAGTAATTTAACTCTTTCAATATCATCTTGTGACACATCATTAGACAAATTTTTATTTTCAGCATTATCAGACATATAAAACCTCATTTAATTAATAACGAATAACACATATAAATATATTATTTTTTTTGTAGAATGTCATTTTTATTATATTTATTTAATCATTTATTGATCCAAACCCATTATTTTTTCTTTCTTCCAATAATATATTGTTTATATCTGAGAATGTTTCTGAAACAAATCTGATTTTATTTGGAGAAACCAATCGTTTTGTTGTTGTTTCGGTTGATATATCTTTTGGAATCAAATAACCATGAACTTTTAATTGAAAGTTTGCTCTAACCAATCTATCTTGTCCAGTCGTATTATTATCTTCCATTGTAACATTTTCTAAATTGGTTGCAAATTTAAAAAAGTTCTTTTCACCAAATGATTGGCCACCATAATGAATAAAATTTTCTATCACATAGTTTAATTGATTTTGATATTCACACCACATTATGAAATCATATGTCACATCTACATAATCTGGCACAGGTGTAATAAAATATTCATATGATTTTTGTTTACCATATTGCAAACTAAATTTATCATACGGTTGATGTACACTATATGGTTGTTTCATTATGTATCGTATTTGGTTTGTAGTTGCAACTTTATTTTTACGCATTTCGGGAACAATACTTACATCAGATCTACGAAATGTTATTAGGGGAGCAAATGTTTTTCCTTTTTTATCTTTTAAAAACCCATCTTTTTGTATTGATGCCCACTTTTCTGCGTTTGCATATATGGTTGGAACATTTATAGATTCACCATTATCTTCTACTTTAATTTGCATTTTATTATCAATAAAAGATTTAACTGCAAAATCTATATCATATAGTGTTACACCTAAACTTCTTACCTTATCCTTATCTCTACGGATTTGAGTTTCCCTTGCCTGTCCAAGATCTATTCTTGGATCCTCTTTTGAATTTACATCATCTATAAAAGAACTTCTGGTTCTTTTTATTGGAGGTATTCTATATTTTGATGAATTTTTCATTAAATATTGCTCGGTAAATCATTATCGTCTTTAATTACTGCCGGTCTAAATTCTTCTATATGTATTCTTGAACGTCTTGTTAAATGTGTATTTGCAATTATGGAAACATTATGACCCCATCTTTCACCTGCAAACGAATAGTCTGGATTCTTACCACCAAAATACTGTGTTTCCTGTATTGAATCTATCTCCCACCATTCTCCATTGTATTCTATTACATCACCAACTTCAATAAATGTTTCAGCTTCTTTTAGATATTCCCTTACGAATCCAAAATTACATAATTGTGTATAATCTTGACCAAATTCTGTTCCTTCGTAGGTTTGTGGTTGATAGTCTATCAATGCCGATAATTTTATTGGACTATGATAGACTTTTTTATCAGATTCATTATACAAATTTGTTTTTGTATTTTCTAATGATAACTTATAGATTGCCACTTCTGTATCTATAATATCATTAACAAGTTCCATATTGAACTTATGAATCAAACCTGCATCTCTAGTTCCGTGAAATAATGGCATTTTTTTATCCGATATAAATTAATAAAGGACTACCAACAAGTGTTGCACTCAAACTCTCTATTTCAGATTTTTTTGCTTCTAATAATTTTGAACGAGTTGTTGTATCTAATATTTCTCGAAGTTCGGCTACCAATGCAGTTTTTTCAGCAGTTGCTGCAGATAATAAATCGGAAGCATTTAAAGTTGTTTCACCGTTTGGTATTGGAATTGAACTATATTTACCACGAACATATCCCAAAGTTTCTTTTGCAAGTGCTAAAGCATAACTGTATATCCACGTTTTTCCAACAGAATTTATATTTCCATAATCCATAAAATCATATGGTGCATTTGAAAAATCAGAAACAGAACCTGTTGGATATTTTAATGGGTTACTTCTTTCTTCTTTTACAATATACTCCAACCATAATTTAAAAGGTTTAGTTGGAACCGGAAATATACGCAATTTATTATTTATTATTTCAAATGAATATGCAGATTTACGCATCATATCGTTAAATTCTATCGCTTGAACTCTAAGTAAATCCGCATACATTGGCATCAACATAAATGATACACCAGTAGAATATGCACCAAATCCAAAAGTATCAAGCATCGCCTGATTTCCTAAATATGGATCATAAAAACGCATTGCAGCTGGTGGTGCATAGTGATGAACTCTTTTTATCTCTATGGATCCACTTGGAACATGAACATCTCTAACCAAAGAATTCAAATCATATACTTGATTTGCAATTTGAATATCTATGGATGCACTATAAAATTCAACATTACCATTTGTATAGGTATCAACCCCATACTCCGTTGCAAGTTGTATTATTCCACCCATATTTACTGAGATATTTCTATGAGTGACATTGTTAGAAGTAGGTGTTCCAATCAAACTTAAAAGATTTTGTTGTATATTGAATTGATTTACCTGATTAGAATATTCGGAAACTGCTTCCTCAAAACAAGCATAAAAATTTTGAGCTTGCAATTCTATATCAACCAGAGGATAACCTAATCTTTTTGCACACCAACTAGCAACATGATCCGCATCTAATTGAAATTCTGGATCAGAATCGTATAGACCGAATGGTGTACTTCCGGTTGTAAAAGTTGATGTACCTGACCAAATTGGAATATCTGTCATTTATTTCTCTGTTTTATTATCATCAAAATATTTTAATATACTTTCCACTATCGGATGACGATGATTTGTTTTTAATTCATATACACCCAATCCATGTATTTTATCTTTCATATCGAATAAATATGGTAGTCCAGAATCTTTTTTCTGTTTCAAATCTATCTGACTTGTATCACCGGTTAATATCATTTTTGAATTAACACCCAAACGAGATAAAACCATTTCCATTTGTGTTTTAGTTACGTTTTGTGATTCATCCACAATCACACATGCATTAACAAATGTTCTACCACGAAGGAAACTTATAGGAGCAATTTCTATTTTTTCTTCTTGTGTAAGTTTTTCAATCTTTTCCTTACTATACAACATATGCATATTTGATTGAATTGGTGATAACCAAGGATCCATTTTTTCTTTTATGTTTCCTGGAAGAAATCCCAAGTCTTCATTCGATACAGTTGGCCTTGTAATTATTATTCTATCTACCTCACGATAAAAAAGGTATTCTAAAGCAATTTGAGTTGCTAATAGAGTTTTACCAGAACCAGCCTTACCTAAAAAAACAGAAACAGTATCTTGCAATGCTTGTGACTTTACTGATTTTTGTTCTTCGTTTAATGATAATTGAAATTGTATTTTATTTTTTATTGTTTTTCTTCCTTTTTTTATACCGTCTAATTCAAATCCATTTACATCGTTTTGATTTATTTCGTTTGAGCCTTTATCGAGTGTCATATAAACTCCTACAATAGTTTTGATAGTGTTTCGCTTATTGTTTTAACATCTTCTTGAACCATAACGATTATTTCATTAAAGTTTTCAGAAGTATGAGTCCATTCAAATCCAATCAAACCAATCAACTCTTGTGATTTTTTTATTGGATATACCGTTGCTGATTTTGTTCCTCTTTGTGTAAAAAACGCCTTAGTTATTAAATCTGGTATGTCTTCCACGATGGGATATATTGCTTTATGTTTTGATACATCTTCTACAAAATTTGAATACAATGACATTGGTAGATTTTGATATTGTATAAATTCTGTACTAACACCGTCTTCGAGTGATTCAAATGATGTAGAAAGTTTATTCATAGATTTTCCAGTTTGATACTTTCCACCATTATGACGTTGTAATATAAAAACTCTTTGGCAAGAGTATTCTTCAAGCAATTGATCTAGGATTGTTTTTATTAATTTGGAATTTGATATTTCTTTTTCAATTTTCTTTTGTTTATATTCGCCGTATTTGTATTTTAAATACCAGGACAAAAATACTCCCAAAAGAGTCGCCAAACTAGACACTCCGAGCTTTATTAGGTCAGTATAATTTATCAAGTTTTCCATTTGCAATAAATAGCAAGTATAAAATAAAAAAGGATGACAAATATCATCCTTTATGTAAAAATATTTATTCAAATTTTAAGCAAGTGATGCAAATTGTTTTGAAAGATACTGAACTACTTCACCACTTTTAATAGCTGCCATGGCTCCTTCCAATGCACCTACTGTTGTTATTCCAGCTTTAGCTGCACTATATCCCGAATAAACTGCAAGTCCTGCAATTATTAATGTAAATATAACTTCTGCAACCTTTTCTTGTGTTTTTCTGTCTGAATTTCTAAAAGATGGTACAGTTAATAGAGCAACTCTAACTATTTTCACATATGTATGGTGTAATTTATGAGCACTAGTTCTTAAAAATTCTGCAATTTTCGTTTTATCACCACCACCGAGTTTTTTTGACAAAGAATTAATCAAATTTGCAACAATTTCAGCTATTTTTGGTAAAGCCAATGCAAGGCCAACATAAAATACTGCGTCTAATTCATTTATTTTACTTTTTTTAGATTCATTCGATGTATTTGATGCGGCTTTTGCTAAATCGGGAGCATTTTTCAATGCGGTTTTGATTTCTTCCTTATCTTTTTGTTTTTTTTCTAATTCTAATTTGCTTGAATTTAAATCATTAACCATATTTTTTAATTCTTGTTCAAATTCTTTTTCCATTTGAGAAATATCAGATGATTCTATCATTAATCTTCTCTCAATTTCTTCATAGATGAATTTTTCTATCTTTTTATTAATAAAATTATTATTATTGCTATTTTTCATAAAAATCCCACATTTATTATCAAATGAATACTACAAATAATTATTATATTTTTACAAAAAACAAAAAAGGAGTGAGAAAAATCTCACTCCTTTATTTCTATCAAGCTAAGATAGATTAGATGTCACCGAGAGAATCGATTTGGATAAGACCATAGAACTCTGGACGAACAATCTTCTTAGCATAGCGAGTCATCACGCCTTTTCTTGGTGTGAAGTT